GGTAAACCTGCTTACCTACCTAATGATTCAGAATGGCACGTAAAGAATCAGGGAGCAATGTATAAGCCTAATGCTGAATTACCTTTTATTCCTATTCAAGATGCATCGTTATTTATTTTACAATCAGCTGGCATTGAAATGTCTTTCAACGAGTTTGTAGCTATTAAGACTCATGACGGACCTTATGATGATGGTAATAAAGCATATCTTTTTTCAAGTCAAAATGAATCTAAATTAAGAACTGCACTCCCTTATATTTTACATCAAGCTGACATTCTTGCAGCTAGAGTAGAATGGGAGAAAGAGTGGAGCGGTAAAGTGGGTGTATCTAAGCCTAAAGAAGTAAAACCTGCTACTGCTACTCAATTTAAACAAGCTGCTGAAGCTAAAAAGTTATCGAATATCGGGACTAAGAATCCTGGATTACTTAACGCACTAAAAGGATTATAATATGTTTGGATGGATTATGCTCGCAGTATGGGCATTAACTGTTGTGGGTTGGATTATTTACAACCTCTATCGTAAAAATGTAAAGTTAGAAAACACGGTTATTACTCAAGCTAATTTTATAGCAGGGCTTCAGAGTATGATTGGAGAATCTGAAAAAGCCGTAAAAGGTTTAGATGATAAAATTTGGCTTGAAAGCGATAAAGAGCTGCAACAAGTTTTTTTTAATTTAAAAGCAATTCAAGAAGGATTAAATCAATTCAATAAGCGGTAATGACTGAAGACATTTTTAAGCCAGAAGAAATAGAGGTTACGCTTACTAAAGACGGTAAGGTCAGAAAGAGGAGGCCGAAAAAGTCTATCGACTACTTTACCCTAGATACTCAACAAGCTATTCTAGATTATAGAAAAGAGACTTCACAAGTTAAAAGAGATGAGATTTTTAACGAGAAGATTTATTACGCTTTCTATAAGCTTGCAGAAAATATTATTCATACTTTTAAATTCTACTACACTGAAGTAGATAATATTAATGAATTAAAGCATGAGGTAATTGCTTTCTTACTCGAAAAATTACATCTCTACGATCAAACAAAAGGTAAGGCTTATTCTTATTTCGGTACTATTGCAAAGAGGTATTTGATAGTATACAACAACAATAACTATAAGAGATTAAAAGGGAAAGCACCTGTAGATGATGTAGAAACAGATAAGACGATAACAAATGAACTACTTCTTTCGCGTCCAGACGATCTAGAGTCTAATAGCTTTATTGATCTTTTTATTCAAAGAATCGACGATGAACTCCTCGAACTCTTTCCAAAACCTCAAGAAGCTAGAGTAGGAGACGCAATCCTGGAGCTTTTTAAGAGGAGAGAGAATATTGATATTTTTAATAAGAAAGCTCTTTTCATCTATATAAAAGAGATTACAGATGCTCCTACTCCTGTGATTACCAAGGTAATAAAAGTACTTAAGGAGATTTATAGAGACATGTTGAATAAATATCTGGAAGAGGGAACGAAGATTGACATTTTTTCCCGTTAGATATTTATTTAAAAGAGTCTCATGAGTTTAGATTTTGATTTATACGACGGTAAGAAGTATTCTGACCTCGTAAAAGATATCGTTAAGAATCATAAAGCTAAACAGAATCAAATAAAGGCTTTGACCGATCAGCTCGTAAACATGGTCAATGAACCTGGTGATGCTGTCGTCGTAGTTCCTTTAATTAAAGGGTATTTAGATTCTGATATCAAAAACGATGAAGCACTAGTTAAGCTTGCCCAAATACTTCAGAAAGCAAATCAGACTGAAACAGGCGCCGATGGTATGTTTAGCGATAAAGACCTAGAGATGCTTTTCAGTGATATACAAAAAACAACTGCCCCTTTAAAAGAAGAAGAGGTTAAACAATTACCAAGTAGCGAGCAAAATGGCTAATTTTAACCCTACATATGCCCAGCAACTCGCTTCGTTCTCTCAGCCTACCGGTCCTAGTACGAGTTTCAGTTACCTTATTGCACGTATAACACACGTCGTACAAGGCCCTGTTTATATTGGAACAAACGTTCCTGACCCGTATTATAAAGATCCTTCAGATTTAGGGACAATAACTTTTCAGCTACTAACCGGACTTCAAGACAGAACCTTAGCGAGTGGCGGTAATAATGTAGCTCGACCGATGTATTCGGCAGTAAAGCAGTACCCCGTAGAAGGCGAAATAGTATTATTATTTCCTGGACCTTCTAGAGAAATGAACGAAGATAGAGGCCGTAGAGACTTTTTTTATACCTTACCCTACAACTTATGGGGATTAGCAAATCACAACGCTTTCCCAGACCTCGGCGATTACAGCGCTTATATAGGTAAAGTTCAGCGTACTTATCAAGATAGTAGCACAACAAACCAGCCAATAAATACTTCCGCTACTGGATCACTAAATATGCCCTTAGGGCCGAATTTCGTAGAGAAGAGCGACATAAAAGCATTGAGACAGTTTACGGGAGATGTAACTATTGAAGGTAGATGGGGGAATTCAATAAGATTCGGATCTACAAACCCTATTCCTGCTGATCAAAATCCTTGGTCAAAAAATAGTACTCCCGGTAATCCTATTACGATTATAAGAAACGGACAAGGCAAACCTGATAATAATATCACAACGTTACCTACGGTAGAAAATATTAATAAAGATCCTTCATCAATTTATTTGACACAAGGACAGCAAATAGTAATTGATGATATAAATAATAATTTTAGTTTAGCTAGCTTAGATGTAGTATTATCTAGAACATATACTGTATCTATACCTATTCAACAACAGCTGACGAGTACTGATAACATATCAGCTCAGGAACAAGATCAAATTCTTAATAACCAAGGTTAAGATGTATCAACCACAATTTCCATATCTAGGTAATCAAGTCATTATAACCTCAGGAAGAGTTGTACATCACTCCTATGATGATTTTATATTTTTATTCGGTAAAAAAGGAGTTGCAATCTCTTCACCTGCTACCTTTACAGTTGATGCGAACGAGAAAACTACTATTGCATCACCTAAGATAGAATTAGGATTTAACGCAGCACGTATAGGCGAACCAGTATTACTCGGTACAAGTACTGCTATTCAGTTAGGATTTCTTATCGACGCACTTGTCAATCTCGGAGTAGCTTTGCAAGCAATGTCTGCTGAAGAACTCGAAACCGCTATTCCTGGAATAGTAAATACAGGTAAAGTTTTAGAAGGAATAGGTAGTAGAGTTAAAGCTCAATTGAATTCTTCATGTCTCTCTAAAAATACATTTACCAGGTAATGCCAAGGAATAAGATAGCAAGAGGTATTGAGAGAATTGTCAGGATCTCTTCAAAAGGACTGGGCGAGCTACAAATTGGCGTCGATAAGATCTTATGGGGTAACCCCTCTCCTCCTAGAGATAGAAGATCTTCTGCTAGTTACGGAAATAAACCTGCAAGAGAACCTAGAAGTTACACAACAAGAACTGTACCGGCACCTTCCGCACGCAATGAAGTAACGTTCGGTAGCGGAAATGCCGGCAAAACAATACCCCCACCTACTAATCTACCGACCCCGTGGCAATTTCAATCTGTTTTAGGACCTGACGATACTCCCCCAGAGGATATAAAGGATACAATTGTAGCTACTAGAAACCAGCCTGACAAACAGTTACAGTATAGAGAAGTACCTACAAGACCTGAAAGACCGAGAGTAGGTCAACGCCTAGTTCAATCAGGCTTATTTAATGCGTTAGACGCTTTAAATTCTGTCGACTTATGTAATGTAGTTTCTTACGCTTACGATAATATAAACGTAAAAAGACAGCCTCGACCTGAAAGAAGTACTTGGACGACAACACAGACGGCTTTTTATACTTTACAAGATCAAGCAGGGTTAGTAGTTCAAGCAATCGATAAATATACAGCCTACCCGAATGTTTTTATAGGATCTTATTTAGGCGTAGGACCTAATGCTGTTCCCCCTCAACAAGCCGTTACACAGTCGAATGCGCCAACACAAGGAGGTACTGCAGTACAGAAGTACAACATGTACTACTTGTTGAAGAGTATCGGAGAAGTTTTTAGTTTTAATACCAATACTACGGGATCTCTCTTTACATCACAAGATGCAATACTGTTAAGAGAAGTTCCCGGTCTCGGATCTAATTTAAATTTCGTTAACGATATTTTAGGAGACGTTAATAAGTATTCAGATTTTAATCAAATATCTACTCCTGAACTCCTTGCTCTGCAGACTAAGATAGGTAGGTTGAGATCGGTCTGTACAACTATCCAAAATCTAAACTTTAAGAGCGCAATCAACTTAGCAGGTAATTTTGTAGGCGCAGATATTAGGAGTCAAATTTCACGGTTAAATGAATTCGTAGATGTAACAAAAATTATACCTACTCTAAAGGAGATTAATAACGGAATAAGATCGTTCATAAGAATAGCTAGTCAAGTTCAGAAAGTAATTACTACCGGACAGTTTATCATTAAGTTGGCTATTCTCTTCATAAGAGTATTTAGATTTATACTCTATTTCTTTGGCATACTCCCTATCCCTCTAATATTCAGTACTGCTGGTGCTCAAACTAAAATCCAGGACGCTAAAGATGCTGCAAGAGATGAATCAAATGGAGTAGTAAGAGTACTAAAGTCGATTAACGCTCTTTTAGGAGTTGCCACAAACTTTGTACGTTATTTA